TTATAGAGCTTACTGGCGCTACAGGATCAGCTCATAGAGTTTTAGATATTGCAGCAACGGCTGGATCAGGATCATCTCCTGGAGGTACAGCAGCTATTTTAAAACCATTTTTAATAATGGACAAAACGACTCGTACTGCTTCTTATAATATTACATTTAAAGTTACTGGTCAAACTGGAGTGGTTATACCACCAAATAGTAATGTTTTATGTTACCATAATGGTACAGATATTATCTCTTCTGGCTTGGTTAGTACTAAAGGATCAGCTGCAACTTTAGGCGCTCAACCAGCTTATGGTTTACCATCAGCTGATGGAACATCTGGACAAGCATTAATTACTGATGGTTCAGGAGCCGTGACTTTTGGAGCAGCAGGAATATCAACAGGAAAAGCTATTGCAATGGCAATGATTTTCGGATAATAACAATAAAGGAATTAAATTATGGCAAACCCAAATATAGTAGACGTTGCAACAATTGAAGGCGGGTCGTTAGGTTGGAACCTAACCGACAGTTTAGCTAATCTTGTTACTGTTGCAACTGATTACATTTTAAAAATTAATAGAATAGTAGCAACTAATGTCGATGGCGGAAGTGCCATGGATTTAGATGTAGCAGTTACTTTGGATGGTACTAATGCCACTACAATGACAGGAGTCACTGTAACAGGTGGTGATACAACAATGTATTTAGCTTCAACAATTTCTATTCCAGCTGACGCTTCGTTAGTTGTTTTAGACACTCCAATTTATTTAAGAGCTGCAGATATTCTAAAAGCTAAAGGAAGCACAACTGCAAAAATCGATTTATTTATTTCATTTGAAGTATTAATAGATTAGGAGGTTTATATTATGGCTGGAAATGGCGGAATAATTGGACCTACCAACGATCCCTTTTTTGGGGATCTAGTAACTCAATTCACTGCACCTGGAACTTTTACTGCAACCCTTCCTCAAGGGGATGTTTTAGTTGTTGCTGGTGGAGCAGGTTCAGGAAATTGTGGATCAGGGGCAGGTGGAGCTATTTTTACACCAGCACACCCTTTACCCGGTAGTGCTGTTCCTGTAACAATTGGAGCTGGTGGAGTTGGAGTTCTTAATAGTTCTGATGGAAATGGTTCTCCTTCAACATTTGGTGCTGCTAGTCCTATAACTACTACTGGAGGTGGAAATGGGTCAAGCTGGGGATATGCTGGTCATGCTGGAGGTTCCGGAGGAGGTGGTGGATATACTGACTCTGGAGCTGGTCATCCTGGAGGAGCTGGTACAGCTGGTCAAGGTAATGCTGGAGGAGCTGGATTTAGACCTGCCCCTCAATTTGGTTGTAGGGGAGCAGGAGGAGGAAAAGGAGCAGTAGGTCAAAGTGCTAGTCCTACTCAATCAGGAGCTGGAGCAGTTGGTGTAGATTATGGACCAACTTTTGGATCACAATATGGAGATGCAGGTTATTTTGCAGGAGGCGGTTCTGCAGCAGCAGCTGGTTTAGCTGATGGAGATCCTGCAGGTTTAGGAGGAGGCGGTTCTGTTGGACTATTCCCAGTAGCAAATGGACAAGATAATACTGGAGGAGGAGCTGGAAATGTTGAAGGCGAACCCACATCACCAGGACAAATAGGAACTGGTGGATCTGGAGCAGTTCTTATTAATGAAAGTGGAATAGCTAGGGGTTCAGGTATTTGGACTGTGGAAGAAGTTTATACTTTTGTAAAAGCAGGAAATTGGAGTTAATTATGGCACACTTTGCAAAATTAGATGAAAATAATATAGTTACACAAGTTATTACTTTTTCTAATGATGAAGTAAATGCTAATGGCGGAGATTTATCTATTGAAGCTGAAAACTTTGTTGCAGCTAGACATCCAGGAACTTGGAAACAAACTTCTTATAATAATAATTTTAGAAAAAGATATGCGGGTATTAATTTTACTTATGATCCTGCTAATGATGTATTTATACCACCTAAATCTTTTGCTTCTTGGGTTTACAATTCTACAGAATTTCATTATGAAGCCCCTGTAGAGGAACCTACAAAAGAACAATGTAATTATACTTATAATAATGAGCCTTTCAAATATATATGGGCAAAGTGGGATGAAGACCTGCAAAAATGGACATCACTTCATGGTGATGATTCAGTGTATCAGTGGGATGGAACATCGTGGTCTCCGACTAATTAAGCAACTTAATTAAAAACTATATCTTTTCAATAATATATTATATATAAGTTATTGAAAGTAGATTAAGTGAATTTTAAAAATATATTCTGGTATTTTGATAAAGCTTTACCAAGTAAGCTTTGTGATGACATTATAAAACATGGTAATTCAAAAAAAGAAGAACTTGCCTTAACGGGAGCTCAAGGTGAGAAAAAAGAAAATCAATTAACTGAAAAAGAACTAATGGATCTTAAAAAGAAAAGAGATTCAAATATTGTTTGGTTAAATGATCACTGGATTTATAAAGAAATACACCCTTATGTTCAACAAGCTAATAAATCGGCCGGATGGAACTTTGAATGGGATTGGTCGGAATCATGTCAATTTACTAAATACAAATTAAATCAACACTATGGTTGGCATCAAGATGCGGGCACTGAACCTTACGAAGAAAAAGCAGGGAGTAATTTTACAGGTAAACTTAGAAAGTTATCTGTTGCCATTAATTTATCGGATGAAACAGAGTACGAAGGGGGAGATTTAGAATTTGATTCTAGCACTCCAGAAAAAATAAAAAATATTATCACCCCTAATAATGGAAAATCAAAAGGAACAGTAGTTGTGTTCCCCTCTTCTGTATGGCATAGGGTTAAACCTGTGACAAAAGGAACAAAATATAGCTTAGTTATTTGGTGTTGTGGAAAACCTTTTAAATAATGAAAACTTTAATTATAGATAATTGGTTAAATAAAGATTTAGTTAATTATTTAGAAAATTATTTTTTATACAATTTTCCGCACCATTATGGTCATAAATCTAATGAGGACGAGACAGAAAAATGTTTCTATAGTACTGAATTAAATGCAAGCGATGCATTAAATAATTATTTGTTTGTTAAATTAAAAAAGACTTTAAATCTTAATTTAAAACTAAAAAGAATGTATATTAATATACAACATGAAAATATGAACGGGTCTTTTCACACGGATGATGGAGACTTAACTTGTCTTTATATGGTAACTAAATCTTTAAAAGACTGCGGTTATCTTGAGATTAAAGATGAACAGAAAATAGATTTTATTCAAAATAGATTAGTGGCTTTTGATGCTCCCAAAAAACATATGGGTCATGCTCCTGATAAAGGAAATATTAGAATAGCACTAGCATTTAAAACTAATGCTTTTTAAAAATTATAAAATTGATGATATTACTTATATAGAAAATTTAAAAAAAGAAGTTAAAAAAAATGTTAACTCTTATTTTTCTTATAAAACAAATGTTAAAGGTAAAATGACAGATTGGTCATATTTTAGTAATAAAAATAATATTTTTAAAAAAGTAGAAGATTTATTATTTGAATATAAAATTTATCAAGCATGGGGAACTATATTAAATAAAGAAGATTATGTAGTAGAACATGACCACACCTGTACTAACTTAACAAATTTTTATATTAATATAAGTGGTGTTATATATTTAACTGATGTAGGTCCTGGAACTTATTTTAAAGAATTTAATAAAACAATTAAACCTGAAATAGGAAAGATAATAATTTTTAATTCGGAATATAGACATGCAGTAGAGAAATATGATAAAAATGAGGATAGAATAACAATAGGATTTAATGGAAGAAGAAAAGAAGCATATGAGTTTTAAAGATAAGAAATATATAATAATTAGATCAGCAATATCAAAAGAATTAACTGATTTTGTTTATAGTTATTTCTGTATGAAAAGAAAAGTTACAAGGTATTTATTTGATACTAATTATTTTTCCCCTTACAGGTCCGAATTTGGAACATGGACTGACGCTCAGATACCTAATACTTATTCTCATTATGCAGATATTGCTATGGAAACTTTGTTAGAAAAACTTCTACCTTTAATGAAAAAAGAAACAGAACTTAATTTAATACCAACGTATTCATATGCACGAATATATAAAAAAGGAGATGTTCTTAAAAGACATAAAGATAGATTTAGTTGTGAAATATCTACTACTTTAAATTTAGGAGGAGACCCTTGGTCGGTATACTTAGAACCTAATAAAAATGTAGGTGTACCTGGCGAAAATGGATTTACTGCTACAAGTGATAATCTAGGGATTAAAGTAGAATTAAATTCGGGAGATATGTTAGTTTATTCTGGTTGTATATTAGAGCATTGGAGAGAACCATTTGAAGGTGAAAATTGTGCTCAGGTTTTTCTACATTATAATAATGCAGATACTCAAGGAGATAAATGGAAGTATGACCAGAGACCTTTTTTAGGTTTACCAGCTGATGTTAAAAATGAAAATAAATAATTTATTTCGATAATTTTCGCTTAAACCAAGCTGTCTTTTTTGATAAAAGACAGCTTTAAATCTATTGATTATAGGGTAAAGGTAGTATATTTTACTTTAGGAGAGTTATATGCTTCACAAAATTACACTACAACCGGGCTTAGATAAACAATCCTCAGATACAGGAGCCGAAGGAAAATGGGTTAATGCTGATTATGTCCGTTTTAGATACGGCTATCCAGAAAAAATAGGAGGATGGGAACAACTTGTTAGTACTTATCTTGTTGGAGCTGGCCGTGATCAACATACCTGGGTTGATTTAGCAGGCAATAAGTATGCCGCTATTGGTACTAATAAATGTCTTTATATTTATTTTGAAGGTACAGTTTATGACATCACTCCTTTAGATACAGCTCGTGAACAAGCATCCGCTACCTTTACTTTTGATGGTACAACCACGGTTACCATTACAACATCCACGACCCACGGAGCAGAAGCTGGGGATATTATTTTATTAGACGCTGTCACCTTACCTGGAGGAACAGGACTTACAGACGCAGATTTTGAAGATAAACTTTTTGAAGTTAAAAGTGTTCCTAGTTCTACTTCTTTTACTATTACTAATACTTCTTCAGGGGCTACAGCCACTGGTGGAAGTACTACAGTTAAATTCTATTATGTTGTTGGTCCCGTTAAACAAACTTATGGGTATGGTTGGGGTACTAATACTTGGTCTGGTCAAAATAACCCTGTTACTAGCAATACTTTAAACGGTGCATTATTAAATGATAGTGCAGGAACAGGTGGAGTTGGAACCAGTGTTACTCTTACAGATACTACAGGCTTTAGTGCTTCAGGAAAAATTTTAGTAGATAGCGAACTTATTACCTATACAGGAATTACAGGTAATGATTTAACGGGAATTACCAGAGGAACTAATGGAACTCCCACGGCCTCACATAGTAATGGAGCAACAGTTTATGATGCAACCAACTGGGTTGGATGGGGTAGTGCTAGTACTTCATCAAATATTGTAATTGAACCTGGTCAATGGAGACTTATTAACTATGGTGAAAATTTAATCGCACTTATTCATAATAAAAGAATGTTTCAATGGGAACCTTCTATCCCTAATTTAACTGTAAGAGCTGTTGCTATAACTGGAACGGAAGTTCCCACAGAATCACGAGATCTAGTATTATCTACACCCGATCGTCACTTAGTTGCGATTGGCACAGAACTTACATTACAAACAGGAGACCAGGATAATATGTTTGTGAGATGGTCTGATCAAAACTCAACAACAAGTTGGACTCCAACTAAAAATAATACAGCTGGGAGCCAGAAACTTTCAGATGGATCTAAATTAATGGGAGGTATTGTAGGAAAAACCGCAGTATATTTATGGTCCGATACAGCTATGTATACCATGAAATTTATTGGACCTCCTCTTACCTTTGGTTTTCAACAAGTGGGGACTAACTGTGGGATGTCGAGTCAGCATGCTGCTGCAGAAGTAGACGGTATTGCTTACTGGATGGGTCCTACAGGATTTTATAGATTTAATGGTGGCCGCGTAGAATTAATGCAGTGTTTAGTTGAAGATTATGTTTTTGAAGATATTAATTCTAATGCTAATCAACAAATTCACGTAGCTGTTAATGCTTTATTCGGAGAGATTACTTGGTTCTATCCGAGCTCTGGCTCAGATTATATTGATCGTTCAGTCACGTTTAATTATTTAGATTCAAGACCCGATCTATTAATATGGACTACTTCTTCATTAGCTCGTACAACATGGACGATTGAAGGAGTATTTAATAAACCATATGCCACTCAATACAGTACAAGTACAGCACCTACAGTGCCAACCATCATAGGAGTTTCCAATGGTGCAAGTTATTATTGGGTACATGAAACAGGAAATAATGAATTATTATTTAATGGAACTAAAAATGCTATTGCAGCTTTCATAGAATCCGGAGATTATGATATTAATCGTGAGGAAGGTCTTCAAGGTCAAGGGGAATATATGATGAGGATATCTAGAATTATTCCAGATTTTGGATCTCAAACAGGGGACGCTAAAGTTTATTTAAACTCTAAATCCTTTCCAAGTAGTACAGCGGTATCTACTTCCTATAATATAACAACTGCTACTACTCAAGTTAATACTCGTAAACGAGCTAGACAGATTGCAATCAAAGTAGGAAATATTAGCACTGATCAAACTTGGAGAATGGGAACTTTTAGATTAGACATCCATGCAGGAGGTAGAAGATAGGTAATTTTTTTGCGCTTCATGCGTATATCCTATATTTTAAAGGAGTAAAATGGCAAAGATAGCAGAAGTTATAGCTGATGTATTAGGACCTGATTTTGATCGAGAAAATATTCAAAATTTAGCAGACAATGTAGGATCCGTTGTTCAAAAGCTTAATACAACTTATCAGCAACAACTTATAGATGAAATAGAGGCCTTTACTTTATTTATAAATTAACGTACAAAGAGGAAAAGAAGAAATGGCTAATAAATATAAAATTAATATAGTTCCCATAGCAACCACGGACATCACAACTGTTTATACATGCCCGGCAGAAAATGTAGCTTTGGTTAAATCTATTTCCGTATATAATACTCATGCTACTACTCCAGCTAATTGGATTTTAAAAGT